TGGCGACACCGACGCAGCCTCAGCCGCAGGGCTACAGGCTTCAGCCGTTGCCCGCGGTGACCGAGATGGAGGCGCCGCAGAGCGATGTCTCCCAGTACCCGAGCAGTGCTCCACGTCGCGGTTGGGTCCTCCCGGTCGTGGCGGTCAGTGTGCTTGCCCTCGGGCTGGTGGGGGAGGCGTCGGAACCCAGCACGGTCTTTCTCATGTGGCTGTTGTTCCACCCTCCGCTGTTGGTGTTGCTGGTGTTCATGGTAAACGCGCCCGAAGTGGAGGTGTTGCTACCATATTGGCTATCGCATAGGCCCACCTGGGTGCCGCCGATCTTTCCGATCTTGAAGTGGATCCGGTTGGACCCCTCCCGGGCGGAATTGTGGTTGAACCCGATAATATAGACATTGATTGACAGGTTGGAAAAGTTCGTGTTTCCCACCTGGCCGTTGATGGTGATGCTCTTGGTGTCGCCCACGTCCCAGTAGTTGTCCCCCTGGCCCGCGTCGGAAACGGCCTTGATGGTGGCCCACGAATTGCTGTTCAGGGTGTTGGAGATCGCCGTCACCGTGATGGTTTGGGTGTCCGTCTTGGTCACGCCGCCCTCCGAATAGGACACGGTGATCGTGGTGTTGCCCGTGGCCAGGGCGCCGGCGGGGGAGTAGGTGTACCCGCTCACCGCCTGGCTGCTCCCGTCGGTGTAGTGTGCCGTCACCACCATGCCCGCCGGGTTAAAGGTTTCCCCGGAGAAATAGGCCGTTTTGTTGGGCGGCGTGGTGATCTCGATACTGTCCAGCACCTTGGCCACCGTGATGGCCTGCGTGGTCTGCTTGGTCACGCTGCCCTCCGTATAGGAAATGGTGATCGTGGTGTCGTCCATGTCCAGGGCGCCGGTGGGGGAGTAGGTGTATCCCGTCACGGCCCGGCTCTGGTCGTCGGTGTAGTACGCCGTCACCACCATGCCCGCCGGGTTAAAGGTTTCCCCGTACTTGTACGCCTTTTTTCTTGGCTCCGTGGTCACGTCGATGTGGTCCAGCACCCGCACCGCCACCGCCACGCTGGCGGTCTTTTGGACCCCCGCCCGCTGATAGGTCACGGTGACAGACTGGGTTCCCGCCGCCATGGTCTGCGGTGAAAACTCGCAGTCCTCGGTCACGTTGGCGGTGGTGTCGTCCGCAAATGTGGCGGTCACTACCATGCCGGCCGGATCGAACGCCTCTCCGATGTAGTAGGTGGTCTTGGTCGGCTGGGTGGTGACGGCGATCCCGCTGGTGATCATCAGGTCCACCTCGTACAGGAGGCCGCCGCCCACCTGCACCTGCTCCGACACGCTCTCCCCGCCCAGGGAGGCCGTCACCGTCCAGGTGCCCACGTGTGGCAGTTCAAAGTCCGTCGAACCCGTACCCTGCAGGGTTGTTTCCGCTCCGTCCGAACAGGTCACGGACGCCCCCGTGCAGGTCGTCACGGAAATGGTGGGGCTTTGTACGCCGATGGCCTCTTTCAGCGCCTGCAGCGTGGTCCGCTTGTGCTGGCCGGCGGTGGCGTCGTAGAACGGGATCAGGTCCTGCGTGGTCATGCTCTCCGCCGCCGTCAGGGTGTTGGTGGGCGCCTGGTAGTCGGTGCCCGGCGTGGCCGCTCCCACGTTGTACGTTTCGCCCTCCTCGGTGGTGGTCTTGCTCCCTTTCAGCAGGCCCTCCACCTTGATCTGGTCCTGCTTGCCCTCCAGGGCGCCGCCGTGGGCGTCCGGGTCCTCGTTGTGGTCGTCGATCAGGTCCTGCAGGCTCTCCTCCAGGTCGGGTTTCAATGTCTGGTTGAAGTATTCCGCCACGTCCTCGGCGGTCATCCACGCCTCCGCCGGGTATGCCACGTCAACCTGGATCCCGGTGGTGACGGTGATGGAAACGGGATACCGGCGCACGTCCGGGGCGGCCCCGGCCACGTAGGCGCTCACGTACTGCTTGGCGTCGCCCAGGGAACCGTACCCGATCATGGTTTCCGCGCCGTTCCCTACCTTGCCGAAAATGCCAAATTCACCGATCCAGAACCCTTCCTGCAGGCCGCCGTTCAGGTCGGACCGATACTCCACGATCATGTTGACGTTGTTCCCGTCCACCATCGTCTCGGTGCTGGTGGCCTCCGGCCCCGGGTTGATCAGGTTTGTCAACTTCCTGGCGGCCTCCGCGTTGTCTGCGGTGCCCTCGCCCACGACCGCCTTTGTGATGGTCAGGGTTTGGCCCGCCACCATGCTGGCCAGCAGGCTGTTTCCTGCCTCGGTGATTACAAATCCGTAAAACATGGGTTTTCCTCCTGTTTAGATTGCCGCCGGGATGGCGGTTTGTGTAATGGTGCCGAATGTTCCGCCCGCTCGGATCATGTCCTCCAGGTGGTAGTCCACCGCCGCCTCCGGCAGGGGCGTGGACGTGTAGCCCTTCCCCATGGTCCCCGTAAACGTCACCATATCCGGGTCCATGGCGGTGATCGTGATAATATCATCCAGCCACGACGAAAGGCGCTTGACGGAGGACAGGACCCGCCGGAACTCCTCCAGTTCCCCCGGCCCCACCTCTCCGCCGTCGCCTACGTAGGCCCGGAAGTGGTGTGGATCCCCGTCATACTCGTACCATTCCTCGATGTACCCGGTTTCAAAGATGGTTTCAATGATCCGGTTCACCGCCGCCGGCGTCCCCATCTGCGTGTAAAACAGGAGGGACCCCTGGATCAGCGCCCGTTTGGTTTTCAGGGAATAGTTTTCATCATAGGACGGGGTGCGAAGTTCTACGGCCATATAGTCCAGCAGCCACTCCGGCATGGTCGCTATGGCCGCGTAGGTTCTGGCCGCGTCGGAGTAGGCGCACAGTTTTTCAATCTGCCGCCCCACCGCGTAGGCGAAAGCCTTGGTTTCCACCTGGCTGGCCAGGTTTTCAGGCATAATGTCCGTGAACCGGCTCCCGGAAAGTTTAATCATCCTCCAGCCCTCCGTAACTGATCACGGCGTCCCCCTGGAGGGCGGACACCTTGGTGGCGTCCACGGCGGTGTATGTTGGGGCCGTCACGGTCACGCGCTTGGCGCCCGCGTCCATGACCATGTGGACCAGTTGGGAGGGGTTAATATCCCGCCCGATGGCTCTTTGCCAGGTCTGGTAGTCCGCCACGGCCTGGGCCACCGCCGCCTGGATGGTCACGGCTTTGGCGCTGTCGCTCCGGTTGATGTAATAGGTCAGGTTGATGGTGTACGTGACCTCTTGCGGCGCGGCCACCCGTACCAGGTCCGTCATGGGCCGGATCGTCTTGCCCTGCAGGTATCCCTCCAGGCCCTCGATCATTTCCTCCCCCGGGGTGCTGCCGTCGGCCATGATGAAAACAATGTCCACAGTCCCCGCCGCCTGGTTGCTGGTGGCCACCACGTCGCCTATGGCGGCGCTGTACGCCTTGGCGTGGTACAGGTATCCGTCCTCCGGTCCGGCCGTAGAATAGGCCCCAGGGGCCAGGAAAACCCGCTCCGCCAGGTCGTCGTCGCTCTCGATCTCCGCGCCGCCCTCGGTGGCCGTCGTGTTGGTCACGCTGGCCACGTAGGGGATCGGATCCACAATGGTGGCCAGTTCTCCGGCGGCGAACCCATTTCCGTCCGTGCCCGCCACCGTGCAGGTGGCCGGCACGTCCACGGTGGTGGACCCCGCCGGGATCTCCGCATACACGTCCGTGGCGAAGTAGATGGCGCCGGCCGTGGAAACGCGGGTCCCCTGGGGGATCCCGGTGGCCGTGTCCCGCTCCGCCGAAAGGGTAAAGCGCAGGGTGGTGGTGGCCGGCGTGGCCGGGTTCCGGGTCACGCCCTTAAAAATGGCCAGGTTGTCCAGGAAATCCGAATAGGAGTATTTCAGGATACTTTGCTTTCCCTGTCGGTCAATGTACTGCATGGCCTGGTAGATCTGCGCTGCCGCCGCGTAAAGTCCCATACGGTGGACGCTGGACCGCTCCAGGGTCACGGTCTGGCCGGTGGCCTCGGAAATAAAACTTTCATAGTCCGCCACCATTTCCTGCCGCACCTGGTCAATGTCCTTGTTGTCGATGAAAGAAATGTCCGGCAGGCTCTTGATCGCGTTCATTTCGTCAGGCACTTGTGATCACCACCTTTGCAATTAAATTCGCTTGTCCTCCGCTGCTCCATTTGACTTCCTGGACCCGTACCGTGGGGATAAACTTGGCCACCTTCTCCGTGACCTCCGCCGTGTATAGGCTTTTGGCCACCTCCGGCGGCATATCCACAAAGTCCATGTTCAGGCCGAACTCCCGATCCAGGGGCATGGTGCCCTCCCGCGTGGACAGGAGCAGGGCCAGTTGCCGGTCCAGTTCTGCCATGTAGTCGCCGGCGAAGGTGTATTCCAGTTTGAAGTCGTAAACGCCGGTTTCGTTCATGTGTACTCCTCCAGGTTGATGGTCATGGAGGCCCTGGCCAGTTCGCCCCGGTTATACACCACGCCCCAGGTTTCGCTCGATCCGGTCAGGCGGAAGGGGTTGTTTCCCACCGGCCTGTTGCCGATCACCAGGGTTTCCGCCGTGCCGTTCTCCACCATGTTCTCGATGGCCTCCAGCACGTCCCGGGGGCGGACCCCCAGGGTGGCGGAAATGGTGATCGTCAGGCTGGCCGTCTGCAGGCCGGCGCCTAAAAACTCCGGCTTTGGCTTGACCCCCTGGGGTTCGTGGTTGGCCCACCGGCTCGTGATCTCCCGGGTCATTTCCGAAAACGTAAAAACCCGGTCGTCGCTCACCTCAAAAACGATCTTTCTTCCCAGTGTTCCGATGGCCATGGTTTACCCTCCGATCCGCACGGTGGCGCTGCCTCCGGTGATGGTCCCGCTCCCGCTATGGGGGGCCAGGGCGTCGCCGGTGCGGGCCGCCGCTTTTCCGTTGATCCGCACGGTTCCGCTGCCTGCCGCCACCGCACCCCGGCTGGATCCACAGCACCCGTCCCGCTCGGTGGTGATACTTCCCACCGTCGCGGCCGCCAGGCCGTTCACCCGCACGTCCCCGGAACAGGCCCCGGAGATCTCCCCGGTGAATGGCTCGGGGGAGTGTGGGGGGACGTGCCCCGAATGTTCCCCGGCGGTGGTCCCGTCCACCGCGTCCGTCAGTCTTGCCGCGTTTGGCATGGTTCCCGCCTCCTTTTAGTTCAGGTCGATGGTAGCGCCGTTGATGGTGATGGCCCCGCCGGCCTCGATATTGATGGCCCCGGTGCATTTGATGGTCAGGGTGCTGCCGTCGTACCGGATCATGGCGTCCCCGGGGTTCTGCCCCAGGTCCTTCCGGTACAGTGTGGCCCCGCCCTCCGGCGGCGCGTTCTTCTCGCTCCACGGACGGCCCATGACCACGCCGGCCTCCGTCCCGTTGGACAGGTGGACCACAAGGACCTGGGACCCCACCGGGGGCATTTTGTACTCATGGGAGAGAAGGGGGATCAGGCGCGTCACGTCGTCGTCCTTTTCGTGGTACACCACCCGGGCCATGCCCTTGGCGTAGTCGATGGACGATATTTTCCCCAGGCGAATTTCTCCCTTCATTGGTTCCTCCTTACTCGGTCAGGGCGTTGGCGGCATTGATCAGCAGCCGATCCAGCCACGCCAGGGCGCTGTGCTTGCTGGCCCAGTAGTCCGGGGAGTTGATCACGCCGGTGCGGGTCAGCACGTCCAGGGCGTCGTCCACGGTGGTGATACTGCTGCCGCCCAGGTTGGTCTTGATCCGGGTGGCCATGTTCAGGATCAGGCCGTCCAGGTTGGCCACGTCCTTGTAATGCTGCACCCAGTATTCCGGGCTGTCCATGACGCCCACCGCCGCCAGGCGCTCCGTGGCGTCCTTGATCACTTCCTCGGTCATGGCCTCCACCAGGGACAGTTCCATGTCCATGGTGTATCCTCCGCCCACCGTGTGGGTGATACTGTCGATAAAATACTTGCCGGAGAGGCGGCCGATCCCCACCACGGTGACGCACTGGCTGGCCACCAGGTCCGGCCGCCCCATGATGGTCAGGGACAGGGTGGTGGCGCCGTGGTTGGCGTTGGCCACCGCCGCCGTGATCTTGCGCTCCGCGTCGGCCTTGTTGTCGGCCTTGCCGGATTGTTTCAGGATCCGGGTTCCCGTCCCCACCGTGACCTTGATCTCCTCCTCGGTGTTCGGGTCCGTGTAGGTGTATTCCCCGCCGGTATAGGTCCCGTCAAGGGTGGTATTCCAGGAACCGCTTTCGATCTCGCTTTCCCGGATGGTGCCCGCCACGTCCCGCTCCTTGTACTGCTCCCGGTCGTACACCACGATTTTTTGGGCGTACACCTTCATGGAAAGGCCGTATTCCTCGCACAGGCTCATATAAAACTCGCAGTCCGTTTGCTCGGATTGCTCCACGCTTTCGACGGTAATGGGTTCCCCCTCCACGTCCCAGGTCAGGGTAATGCCCGCCCTGTCCGCGATCTCGTTTCCTATGGCCTGCAGGGTGGCCTTTTCCCAGGTCTTGGTCCGCTGCGTCGCCCGGAAAGCGCTATCCGCCGGCACCGACACGGCCGAAATGGTCCCGGTCATGGGCCACCACGAAAAACTGTAATTGTCCAGGATGAAAAATCCGCAGTCCAGTGTCCGGTTGTCGCCCTCCCGCTCCCAGTCGTACACCTTAATGGCGGCCGTCAGGGTGTCCCCGGTTTTCGGCATCCACGCCGTGGTCCATTGGCGGTCCCGGTCGTTCATGCTGATCTCCAGGCTGTCCGCCTCGCCGCTGGCCGCGTCCGTATAGGTCACGGTGGCCTTGTAGCCCACCATTTTGCTGGTGACGGCCGCGCCGTTCCAGGTCAGATCCGTTTCCGCTCTCCGTGTCCTCATGCGGTGGTCCTCCAGATCGGCGCGTTGGCCAGGTCGTCGTCCTCCGGCAGGTCCGGCGTTTGGAGGACCACCCCCGCGTCAAACACGAAGGTGTCCAGGTGCGGGAAGTTGGCCTGCATGAGAAAGCCGGTATATTTCACGTCGCCGTACACCCGGAACGCGATGGCGTCCCAGGCGTCGCCCTGTTTCGTCGTATAGGTCTTTTCCATGGCGCCCTCCTTACCCCATCGCAGGCTCCGGCTTGAATTTCTTCCGGCGCTCCTCCGCTTTCAGGCGCTTATACAGGCGCTTGAACTCCTCGAAGGAGATCCGGGTGGCCTCCTCCACCTCCTCGCGGTCCGCTTTGCCGTAGAAGTTCAGCACGGGGGAGAATACGATGGTTTCCCCGTCGCCGCCCTCCTGGCCGTCTGTGCCGCCGGTCGGTTTCGGTTTCTTGGTGTATTCGTCCAGCAGGGCCGCCAGTTTGGACAGTGGCATGACGGCCTCCGGTTCCCCGCCCTCGCCGATCTCCGCCAGGGTGGGGGAGGTGGCCACGCCGCCCTCCGCCAGTTGCGGGATCGTGGGGATATTAAAGCCCAGGGTTTTGCCGCCCACGCCCGGCACCCAGTCCGGGATCGTCACGGAAATGCTGTTGATCTTGGAAATAACCCAGTTAATGGCAGAAATAACCCCGTTGATCGGCGCCTTGGCCAGGTTCACGATCATGCCGAACAAATTTCCGAAGATGTTTACAATGTTCTGCCAGGCCGCGCTCCAGTTGCCGGAAAATACGTTGCTGATAAAGTCGATGATATTTTGAAAAATCGCTTTCACGTTATCCACCGCCGCCTGGATACTCTCCCACCATCCCTGCAGGTACGCGCCCAGCATGGGGAATTTTTGGCCGATGGCCGCGATGGCATTTCCCACCATGTTGGAAAAGTTGGTCCAGATCTGGTTCACGGTGTTGCCGAAATTCACCAGCCACGCCTTTACGGTGTCCCAGTTCTTATACAGCAGGGCGATGGCCCCCGCCACCGCGATGATGATACCCAGCGGCCCCGTCAGGATGGATCCGAACCGCTGAAATGCTGCGGTGACTTGCGCGATTTTCCCGGAGGATTGCAAGAGGGCCATAAAGGTCTTGGCGGTCTTAAATGCGTTCATGGCCGTGGTCACGGCGCCGATGGCCGGCCCCAGCACCCGCAGGGCCGCCGCCACGGCCAGCACCGTCCCCTTATGCTCCCACAGGAAGGACAGGAACGGCTTGGCCTTTTCGTATGCCTTGCCCGCCCAGTTTGCAAAGTCGCGGATCCCGTCCACCAGGACCGGCAGGCCGTCCGAAATGGCCCCGCCAGCCCAGTCGGCAAAGTCCCCGGCGATCTCTGCGATCACTGGGGACACCTCCTCCATGGCCTCCGTGATCTCCGGCATACTGTCCATAAGGGATTGATACACGGCGTCCGCCGCCGGCAGCAGGGCCACCTCCATCTGGCGGCCGATCCCCTGGATCGCGCTGTCCAGGTCGTTGTACTTGACCTGGTTGATCTTCTCCAGGGCGCCCTCGGTATCGTAGGCGGCCTGGGACGCGCCGGCCATGGCCTCCATGGCCTCCGTCCCCAGGTCCTCCCACATGGTGCCGAACAGGGCCACGCCCAGGGCGTCCCGCTCCACCTGGTCGTCAACGGCCATAAGGGTGTTGATCACGTCAAAAAATGCTTTGTTGGCCCCCTCGCCTCCGGCGGCAAAGGTGGCCATGATGTTCTCCGCGTTGTACCCCAGGGACGTGAACGCCTCCACCGTGCTGTCGCTCCCGTCAATGGCCCGGATCGAAAACTCCTTGATGGCGTCGCCCACCTTGTCCAGGTTCCAGGCGGTTCCGTCCGCCCCCGCCTGGAGAATGTTAAACATTCCATCCGCGTCAAAGCCCAGTTTTGCAAACTGGGAGGAATACTCGTTGATGGTGTCGATCAGTTCCCCGGAGTAGTCCAGGCCGTTTTGTGCGCCGGCCGCGATCAGGCTGAAAGCCTCCTCTGCGGAGGAACCGAAGTTCTTTCGGATGGCCTCCGCCGCCCTGGTGCTTTCCGCCACGTCGTACTCGAAAGCGTCCCGCAGGGCCAGGGCGCCCTCGGTGGCCGCCGTCAATCCGTTCTGGTCCAGGTTGGCCATGTTCCGGTTGACCATGGCCACCGCGTCGCCCACGTCGGCCACGCTGTCCCCGTAGTTGGCCGCGTACACGTCCTCCATAACGTCCCGCAGGCCCTCCAGTTCCTTCCCGGCCGCGCCGGTGGAGGCGGCCACCTGGTTGGTGGCCGTCTGCCATTCTCCACCCAGGTCGGCCAGGTACTTGGTGGCGGCGATGGCCCCGGTCCCCATCGCCGCCAGTCCCGCCGTCATGGTGGTGGATACTTTGTTGGCCGCCTTTTGGATGGTCGCCAGTTGCTTGTTGGCCGCCTTGGTACTGGTCCCCAGGGATTTATCTACCTTTCCGGCGATTTTTATGGCCAGTTCCATGACCTTGCTTTTTGCCAATTTCAAGCACCACCTTTGCCATGTCGTTCAGGTCGTCCAGCGGCAGGCCCAGGAAGTAGTCCACGCCGCTATGCAGTCGGAGAGATAGGGCAACACACCCTTTTTTGATTTCCGGCGGGTTTATTCCTCTCCATCCCCGCCGTACAGAAAACCCGTGACCAGGTTTTTCAACTTCATGGCCTCCACCGTGGGCAGGCCCTTGAAGAACTCTACGGGCTTGTGGCTGGCCCTGGCCGCCATATACATGGCATAAGGCAGGGTCATTTCCGGGATCGGCGTCACGCCCAGTTCCCGGTTGGCCAGTTTGGCCACGGCGCACAGGTCCCCGGCCGTCATGTCCTCCATGCCGGACAGGTCCACCTCGGTGTACTCCTGGCCCTCGAACTTGTAGGGCTTTCGGAATTTCAGGACCAGGCTTTCCTCCTCGGTTTCCTGCTCCGCCGCGCCCAGGGCGGCCGTGTTCTCGGTGCTGTTGCTCATTAGGTCATTTCCCTCACTTTCTGCAGCAGGTCAACGCCGTTCACCTTGAAGGTCGGGTTGATCTTGTCCAGTTCCACCAGGGTGGTGCCGTCTACCTCGATCAGGATATAGGACACATTCAGGGTCACGCTGCTTTCCATGGGGTTGGCGTTCTGTACGCTACCCATGGCCAGGGTGGCACTTTTGCCGCGCACCACCACGCGCATGGACCGAAATTCCGTGTCACCCTCCACGGTCAGCGCCTGCTGGGCCGCCCGGAGGGTCAGTCGCACCGCCTTGGTCATGTCCAGCATATCGGTGGCCTCGCGGTCCAGGACGCGGAAGGGTATCTCCATTTCCATGTTGGAGAAATGGCCCACGGTGGGGTCGTCCAATTCGCCCAGGATCCCGGCGCCGGAAATGGTTTCCGCCATGGCCTCGAAGTCCGGCAGGGTGACTTCATCGCCCACGCCGATCAGGCGCTCCGCGTCGTTGTAGACGTTGTAACTATTGATTTTGCTGGGAATATTGGGAACGCTCATGGTTTATTCACCTCCACCAGTCAGGGCGGCCTCCAGGGCCTCCGTGTCGTATTCTCTGATATTCTCGATGTACTCCGCCGGGATATAGGGCGCCAGGTAGGTGTGGACAGTCAGGTGGCCGTCCAGCAGGTTGGTGATCGGGTTTTCGTCGCTCTTGAACTCGGTCCGGTATCCGGCGCAGTAGTCCCGGGCCACGTACCCGTTGCCGATGATGTTCTGGCTGTCCACGATGGATTGGATCAGTCTGGTGTTGCCCGGCTTGTCCACCTTCTGGAAGTAGGTCAAAATAAAGTTGTTGCCGTCCCAGTCGAAGAACCGCCGCACCGCCAGCCACCGATCCTTGGGGTCAGTGGTGGAGGGATAGGCCGCCGTGTTGTTGCCCCAGGCTTTGTACCCGTTTGCGTTGATGGCGGTGATCACGCCGTTGGCGTTCAGCAGGTCGTTGGCCTGCTGCTGGTCCAGCAGGACCTCCGTTCCGTCTTTCAGCACGGTTTTGGTGATCTTCAAATCCTTGTTGGACGGGCTTTCATAGGGCACGTCGCTGTTGCCGGCGTCCGTGTAGGCCGTCAGGGCGGCAAACATGGCGGACAGGTAATAAACCTTGTCGCCCACCGCGCCCATGGGCCACAGGGCCGCCGCGTGGGGAGAGGTGGCGCCCAGGGCCTCCTTGGCGGTTTTCACGTCGGTGTAAACCTCTGCACCGTCCTCCTCCGGGTCCGTGGAAATGTCCAGGTAGGTCACGCAGTCGAAGTTCCCGTTGATCCCCTCGGTCTTGGCCTGGAGGGCCGCCGCCACGGTGGGGTTGTGGCTCCATCCGGGGGCCAGCAGGATCCCGGGCGTCATGCCGAAACGGGGATAGATCTGGCGCACCAGTTCCAGGCCGGTTTCCTTCCCGGTCAGGGCGTCCACGCCGCCCACAATGTCCGCCGCCGTCACGCCGTCCGGTTTCAGGCTGGTGCTGGCCACTTTCAGGGTTTCCGCCTCCTTGGCGGCCTCGGACAGGATGGTGATCGTCACCGTACCGTCCTCCGCGTGGGTGGCCACGTAGTCGCTGCCGGCCACCAGGGTGGCGTCCGCGTTCTTGACCACGATGGTGTCCAGGAGGACAAACTGCTTTGCGTAGGCCACGGCACCGTCCGCCACGGCGCACTCCTCCTCCGCGTTCTGCGTGGTATGGCTGCTCTTGCTGGGGTCCAGCACATTCACCAGGATAATGGGCGCCACGTTGAACACGCGGAAACAGGCGTCCATGCTCTGGCAAATCGTGAAGTTCTCGAAGTCGTCCGAATAGCCCATGGCCTGCTGGCACTCCGCGAAGGAATAGCACACCACGGGCTTGTTGACGGCCGCCGCCGGATCCGCCGCCAGGTGGATCGGAGCGGTTCCGAAGATGACCTGCAGGCCCGCCGTCCCCTGGATCGGTGTGGTCAGGCTGGTTTCCTGCTCCTGGTTGTAAACGCCGTGATTATAAGGCATAGTTGATCCCTCCCTTTAGGTTCTGCCCTGTACGGCTTTATACAGGGTGTGGATACGGCCGGATTTCTGGCGCAACTGGCGCATGGCCTCCGGCAGGTCCTCCAGGGGGACGATCAGGGCGGCCAGGACCTTGTTTTTCTCGGTCGCCGCTTTCAGCCCCTCCGGGATCCCGTTGTTGTAGGCGGTGAACTGTTTGGCCACGCCCTTGATGGACGGGCCGCAGTACACCACCGTGCCGGCGGCCTCCGCCGCCTTTCTGGTTGTTCTCTTGGTCATGTGAATGGCACCTCCTGGCGCACCGCTGGCGCCTCAAATTTCAGCGACATGGCCCCGAAATAATAGGGGTGGGTGTCCTCTTGCTGTGTAACCCACTTGATCGGGTACTTGACGGACCACGGGCCGCCTCTCACGCCGCCGCTGTCCGCCTTGATCCGCACCAGCGGATTTTTGGCGTACCTCCCGTAGATCTCCTGGATGATGTGCAGCACGTCCCTGTATCCCTGTCGGTTCGGGTTCCGGTCATAGGTGCATACCACCAGGATCAGGTCGATCTCCTGGGCGCTGTTGGCGTCTGGAATGTTTCCCTCATTGGTCCGCACGATGATATACGGTTCCGGTATCTCCTCGGTCCGGTCCTCGGTTTCGTCCAGCCCCTCAATGATCGGGAGGTCCTGGGAGTAAACCCGGATCGGCCGCCGGTCCCCGGCAGAACTGGGGAGGGTCTGCCCCTCGAACAGGTCCGCCAGGTCCGCCACGATGGCGTCCTGCAAAAATTCCGGTGTCGTGGTGTTCGCCTCCTTGACTTTTCGGCGCTTTTTGTGGTAAATTCATGTTGTGGTAATAGTCTGAAAACCGTGGTAATACACGGCATAAAGGGGTGTAAAAAATGCTTGATTTTCTGCGGAAGTTCCTTCCGAAAACTGATAGGCCCGCTCCTTCCGCCGCCGGCGCCCGTGGTGGGTTCAACTATTCCGGCGGCCCCTTGTTTGGTCCCTGGGATCCGTCAGTACACGCCGCCCCGGGGCAATACGCCCGCTTTGGACGCGCCGCCGCCCGCCCGCTCTCCGTTTTTTCAAAGGGTGGAGAACGTACAAAGGTTTTGGATTGCGACGCAAAGGCCGGGGCTGTGAAGGTTCAGGGCCGGCTGGACCGCGTTTATACGGTTTCGCTGGATCGCTGCACCTGCCCGGATTTCCAGGAGCGCGGCCTGCCGTGCAAGCACATATACGCTTTGGCGGCTTTTCTCGGATACACTCCGGCGGACTATTGGGCCTCCTGGCTGGACGTGGCCTGCGCCGATGGCGTCATACCCCGCCCCGC